TGGTGCGTCTGTCCACGGTGCGATTGCGTGTAAAGTTCCTGAATACTTCTTCGGCGGTGTCCAGTAGCAGGTTATCTTTGTCCCTTCGGGTACACGCTCTCGCTGGTAGTCGTAAAGTTTGATGTCAGGCATTCTTTTCTTTCAGCTTGGCTTCGATTTCTTTAGCAAACTTGAACTGCATGGGGCCAGTAAAAATCGCGTCTGCCCTATACATAGCTTGCGCCACCTCGTCCTCCGTCAGCCCTTGCCATTCGCGCTGTGGTGGGGCGGTGTAGAGGTCGTGCTCGCCATCAGGCAGCGATTCAATGCCGCGATCCCAATTCCAAAGTTCTGCGTGAAGCTCGCCGTTCTTGCGCCAAGTGCGGATGTTCGCCACAGGTTCGTGCATGGCCATCCCCGTTGCCTTCTCGTAATCCTCAAAACACTCAGCAGAGTGCAGGTTTGGGTCGGTGCTTCCGCAATTGCGTCCGGCGCAGGGTTTCATCGCTGGCTGCATCAGTTCTCGGTCAGTCATTTCAAAAACTCCTTCACCTGTTCGTACACACCGTTACGCGCTGTGTTGTCGGACTCATACTTAGTCCATCCGGCGTAGCGCATCTCGTTCTCGCAGCGTTCAAGCAACTCAATCATCCGTTGCACCTGCGTTTCCGTGTACAAACCCTCATCATCTGGTTCAGGCTTCAGTCCAAGGTTGGTTTGCCAGTCATGTTTGCCATGTTCTGCTACGGCTTTCATGTACGACAACTCGCGTATCTTTATCCACGCTACAGGTTTCATAACCCACCCCGCAATGCCCATTCTTTCGCCTTCTCTGTCATCCACAAGGCATCCATGCGACTCATTTTTGATGAGCGTATAACTAACTCACCATCATTGTCGTACCCAATAATCAATACATCAGTAAGCGACTCGTTCAAAGCAGACTGCAACGCCTGTTCTGGTGTGTAGCTTATCGATGCCGGTAATGCGATTACGTTTTGGTTGTTCATGTGTCACTCGCTACGTCTGCTTGGATCAACTGCGCTGCAACGTGCCAGTAGTTGTGCGCCCCTTTTGCCGCTTCGTGCTGGATCATCAGCAGGTTGACAATACGCTGTCGCTCTGCCATGACGCCATTGGTGTAGGTTCCGATGACTGGCGGATTGTTGTGCATGGCTTTATCCCATTCATTTCGCCACTGCATGATGCGCTCCATAACCCTGCCACGGTCTAGGCGTTCATCGTTGTCAACTTCCATGCACACAAGGTCGCGAGTCAGGTTCATCGCTGCTGTGTTCACAGACTTCAGTCGCCACTTCAACCCGTCTATCTCGGTCGCCATACGCTGCTGTTCAGCAACCATGACGCCTATCGCATCCCAGTCTGGCTTGAAGTCATTTTGGTTCATGTTGTGATCTCCACTCATATCAATCCTTTCCAAAACCGCTAACATACGGAATACCCATCGCATCGTCACGCTCACGCAATGCCGTGTGGTACTCGTCCAGCAGGTTAAGCGCCTCGTTATAGTTCTTGTCTGCGTTCAGACACATACACTCCAGCATGATCGCCAGCCGGTGTGCGAACCGATCTCCAATGTCGTCAGTCATAGCGGCTCCCCGTTATCCTCTGATGCTTGGTTTAGTTTGGCTAGTGCATCACCCCTTGCGCGGATAGCCGCCGCTATTTTGTTGCCGCATTCAGTATGTCTAGGAACAACAGCTTCGGCAGCTAACGCACACGCCTCGCGCTCCGCTGCTACAGCTTTACGAATCGCTACGCACACAGGCTTGTCGCACTCTGGGTGGCAGGAATGAATGGTGTCCCACTTAATTCTTTCGCGCTCCGCTGTTACGACTAGGTCAGCAAAGCGTTCAATATCCATCAAATTGCAAGTGAAATCGTCGCTCATGTCGTGCGGGTCAAACCCAGCCTCCCGCGCCATGCGGATAATGTCTTCCGTGTTCATCCTTGCCCCCTTGCGCGTACATATATTGGTACGTTTATTTGACTGCCGTATTTAATTGCATTTTCTTTTGTTGTAACCAAGCACTTATTACCATCTGTATCAGTAAAGTAATTGCCTAAGTCAACGTGCTTAAAACCATCTTTACGGTTGGAATCTGGCACAGTAATCATGCACATTATTCCTGTATTTTTAAATGTCATTCCTGCCCCCTTGCTCGGATAAACTCCTCGATGTGAGAAAGCGCGTGGTCGTACCCATCAGAAAACATGGCATTCCTGTCGCTCTCCATGCCGCGCAGCTCATCAATCGTTTCAAGCACGGATTTGCGCTCCGCTTCTATGGCCGCGTTCACCAGCTTTAGCACCTCTTCATCACAATCCATTAACCGCTTAAACGCCACAAGGTTTAGCTCAAGTTTGTGGAATAGTATGTTGTATTCATCTCTGTCCATCGTTCCTCCGTGGCTCTGCCTTGTAGTTCCTGTAAATGCTGGCCGACTTGCGCTGCAAGCAGGGCTGGCATATCCAGCGTGGAACGCCGCGTGTAATCCTGCGCTCGCCGCCCTCTGTCGAGCGGGTTGATTGGCAGCTTGTGCAAAACTTGGTGTCCACTACCATCTCCTGTGTATCGGTTCTCTGTACGGCAGATTGGTAACCGGTGGGTCTACCCATACAGTAATCAAATAGCCCAGCGTGATCACCGCTACCACTGCGTAGAAAAATAAAATTAACTTGACCATGAACCCGATGGTACCCCTAGATGTAGTGCATGTCAACAGCTAAGTGCATACCGGAACCATGTGTTGCATCAATAGATACAAAAGAAGCAATTTGGTAACGTTACCAAGTTTATAGGTTGATAAGTTGCGGGGAGTATGTGGATGGGGTATTGTGTGGGTAAGGGTGCGCTGGCGGAACCTCTCTCTCAGTGCTTAATCGCAGCCGTTAGTTGCACCCGCTCCCTGTAGGCGACTGGCAGCACTTGTGAGATGCTGCTTTGAACCCCGGCTTCTCCCCTTGCCGGGGTCTTTTTTCTGCAATAGATTGTTCCTGTATAATCACAGGTGACGAAAGCGGATGCCGATGAGTTCCCGGAAACACCACCGGATGAGAGAAAGCATCGGACGTAGCGAGTAGTCACCAAGACGCATGAGGATTGCCTCCGGTACTACGGGGGATGCAACAGTCCTCAGTCGTGTTGGTGTCGCTTGGTATTAACTTTGCCATCGGACTATAGACCCCGAGAGAAGCTGCACCAACACCATCTCACAACGTCTCACGTTGTCCAATAAAGTCTCATACAGTCCACTTGCATAACTTCTGGACTTGTCCTATTATCTGCTCGTCACTGTGACGGCAGAGACAACCAACTGAAGCCCTCAAGCTTTGGTTCTCATCCTTCGGGAAGCGTGCCGTCACACGTGAGAGCCAAGCCTTGAGGGTTTTTTTATGGCCGCTCTCCCGACCGCACCTCCCGCGATAGCAGTGAGCCTGCATGGGCTGCTGGAGAGAGAACACTGGCCGAGGTCTCACCCGCCTGCGAGCCACGCAACCTGTCAGCGAGGGATTGCACAAGAGGGGGAAGCCAGTGGTGATAGACATCTTCCCCATCGAGATAATCGCTGCCTTCTGGGATTGCTAGGCTGCTAACACGTTTCAGTAGCTGGGCAGGGCAGATACCCCGAGTGTGCTCCGCAAGGAGGGGGCTATCACCCATGGGGAACCTAAACGCGGAACATGCAATACACGGGTGTTGACAGGAACCATGTGTTGACATATCCTAGATGTAGGGATACAGTTCAGGGAGGTAGCGATGACACAAGCAGAGTTACTGGAGTTAGCGAAGCAGGCGGGCGGTGATGACTGGGGGATCTTCCGGGACTTCATGCCAGAGATTGAGAAGCTGGCGGCGCTGATCGTAGAACGTGAGCGTGAGCGGGCGGTAATGATCTGCCATGCCTGCCGGGATTGGGAGTACGCCAGTGAAGAGATTGCATTCAGGATTATGAACAATGGATAGACAGCGACTCTACGATGCGATGCTGATCAAGGCGTTTCGGCAGGACAGAACTGTTGGGCAGCTATGGTTTTGGCTCAGGGGGTTGGGCATAGAGATACCTGACAAGACTTTGTTGCGGCAGCCACCCACAAGCAAGATGCGCGTACAGTCTTTCGTGGGTATCTACTTAAAGCCGCTGGCAGATCGGCTGTGGGATACCGACCGCAGCAAAGATATCGAGACTTTGAATTGGATGGTTAATCTGCGATGTCAGAACACAAGTAAAAACGAGAGCATCCGGTTGAAGAGGGAGTCGCGAATAGACCGGGCGCGGCAGGGATTGTTGCACCATGACCTTGAACGACACCAGTTAAAGAATCAGTGGCATGTCACCAAGGGCAAGATACGTATCGGGAGGATAAAGTGATTCAGTTCAACCGTGCTTCAAGCATCCGTGCTGATTGGTACATCAACAAGATGATCGGCGCGATGACTGCTGGCATCAGCACACGGCCATACCTTGTAACGGAAACGCTACTGGAACTCGGTGCCAAGTATCCAGACAACCTGCGGCTGGCTGCTATCGCTGCGCGTATGGCGCGGTGGGCTGCGGTGGAGTGGGAAGACATTGACTTCATGCTGCCGCTTGTCCTGCCACAGAACTTCGCCTACAAGCAGGAGCTTGTGGCTTGTGCCGGGTTCGAGCGGGCTAATCGCAAGTGGGGCGTAGAAGAAGATGAGTGGTACTTGCTCTGCGGCTTCGCTCCCAAGTTGATTACCCCCGGCGGTCGCGTGATCCACGGCCACGTTGTGCATCAGCCCAAGGGCGGCACAGTATTCGAGGTGCTGGAAGAGCTGGTGAACACGGCGATCTACGCAGAGATGCAAGGCTATTCGCTGAAGGTAGAGTTGACCGGCGGCTGGTGGAAATACGAAGAGCCTTTCGAGGAAATCTTCGCTGACCTATTTGAATTCTGTAGTGGCAAGCTACCGCGCAGCCTGATGGATGGTGCGAGGACGGAGCTGCTCAAGGGGTCGGACGCCATGATGGAAGAGTTTGCCTGCCTGAAAGAAGGTTGGTACAACGAGATAGCGGTGGCGATCAACGATGCGGTTTCGTTCCCGTTCAACCTCGAGTCTGATGTCGGCATCATGTACCTGCGTGGTGGTGATGCGCTGCGTACGGAGACTATCCTGCCGCCTGCTGGCCTGATTTGGCGAGAGCTTACATACATGAGCCGGTTCGTGCGGCGCAGGATGATCATGTCAGACGATCCATCACTCGGCGCAATGATTCACACGGGTGATCCGTGGGTGCAGGATCGAAGCAGTCAGGGGATCAGCACTTCAGCACTGCCAGAGATGCAGCAGTTTCTTGATATGTACGAGGCCAAGCTGAACTGGTCTTGCCCGACAGCGCCGATTGTTAATGCAGCACAGTGGAGTCGTGTTGATCGCGACAACTACAGTCTTATCAACCCTGTATTCAGGTACCTAGTCCTATGAACTTCTACGACATGGTCACACACATACCGTTCGTCGCCGGAGTATTCGTCGGCGCTGGATTGTTTTTATTAATCGCTATCTTGGCAGTGATAGCTTTATTTTGGGACATTGAATCATGAACATTAGCTTAGAAAAAATCATCATCAACGCAGGCACACAGTCACGTGCCAAGATTGATGAGAACGTGGTTGCCGAGTATGCAGACTCGATGAAGGATGGTGCGTCGTTTCCACCAGCGGTTGTGTTTCATGATGGCGCAGAGTATTTTTTAGCCGATGGTTTCCACCGTTACTTCGCAGCCAAGAAGTGCGGCAGTCCCGGCCTTGCTTGCGATGTGCGTGAGGGTACGCTGCGTGATGCGATCCTGTTTAGCTTCTCTGCCAACGGTACGCATGGTCTACGCAGAACGGCAGCGGACAAGCGCAAGGCGGTGATGGCAATGCTCGAGGATATCGAGTGGCAGGATTGGTCTGATCGTGAGATCGCTCGTCAATGCTGCGTCAGTCATCCGTTTGTTGCAGCCATTCGCAAAGAGATAGGTGCGGACAAGTCAGAGAAGAAGATGAACGTGCGTGGCAAGACCACAACCCGCATCCAGCAGCCGGTCGAAAAGGAAGAGAAGCAAGTGCCGGAGTTCAGCGAGGAGGATATCGAGCGCGAAGAGATGAAAGCGGTTGTCGATTATTTAAAAAAGCAGAACGAAGAGTTGCAAGATGAGCTAACAGTTGCACAAGCATCAAGCACCGATGATATCCAAAAGGAAAAAGCAGAATCAATTATTAAAGATTTGCGCGCACAGATTCGTGTATTGGAGATAGAATTAAAAGAGGTCACCGTCAGTCGAGATACGTACCAGCGCGAGAACGGTGAGCTAAAAAAACAAGTCACTTCTCTTCTTAAGAAATTAAAGAAGCTGGAAGGTTAATTCCTATTGCCCAAACCGGCGGGCATGGTGTGCCGGAAGGAGAGGTTATGTCGTTACAGCTCAGGCGGTATCAAGAAGATGCAATACAAAAACTCAGAGAAGGTTTTGCAAGGGGGCACAGAAGTCAGTTGTTATATCTAGGCACAGGCGGTGGCAAGACTGAGATTGCCATCGCCATGCTCGAAGCGGCGAAGAAGAAGGGGAGTAAGGCCGCAATGATCCTTGATCGTATTGTTCTGTGCGATCAGACCAGCAGACGCTTGGACAAATACAGCGTAGACCACGGTGTATTACAAGCAGGTCACTGGCGGTATAAGCCCTACGAGAACATCCAAGTTTGCAGCGCGCAGACGCTGGAGAAGCGCGGCAGTTTCCCCGGCCTTGATTTGTTGGTCGTGGATGAATGCCACGCACAACGCAAGCAGACCATCGAGTTCATCAAGAACAACCCGCACATCAAGGTCGTCGGGCTGTCGGCCTCGCCTTTCACGAAGGGTCTGGCTGGCACATACTCGAACGTCGTGTCGCCCATCACCACCAAAGAGTTAGTCGATCAGGGTTCGCTCGTTCCGTTGCGCGTGTTCATTGCAAAAGAAGTGGACATGGAAGGCGCGAAGAAAGTCGCTGGTGAATGGAGCCAAGCAGAGGCCACCACCAGAGGCATGAAGATTACTGGCGATGTAGTCACCGAGTGGGCAAAGAAAACCCGCGAGATATTTGGTGAGCCGCGCAAGACCATCGTGTTCGCAGCGGGCGTGGCGCATGGTGCAGACCTAGCGCAGAAGTTTCAGGCGCTTGGTTATAACTTCGTCAGTCTGAGCTACAAAGATGATGAGGACTGGAAGCGCGATGTCATCGAAGACTTTGCCAAACCAGACTCGAAGATCATTGGTCTGATCGCATGCGACATTTTGACGAAGGGGTTCGACAACGAACACGTCATGATCGGCGTATCAGCGCGGCCATTCTCTAAGTCATTCAGCAGCCATGTGCAGCAGATGGGCAGGGTCATGCGCGCGAATGTGCATAACCCAGAGTCAAAGCCGTTTGCCTTGTGGTTGGATCATAGCGGGAACTATCTTCGGTTCCGGCAGGATTGGGATGAGCTGTACGAGGATGGTGTTAGCAAGCTGGAAGAGGGCAAGGAAAAGCCGAAGAAGGAACTGACTGAGCGTCAGAAGAAAGAAAGTAAATGCCCTGTCTGCTCTGCGTTCTGGCCGTCTGGTAGTGACACTTGCTACAACTGCGGCCACGTTCGTGAGCGTCGGAACATGGTGGAAGAAGTCGATGGTCAGATGGTGGAACTGTCTGGTCAGATGACGCGCGAGAGCAAGCAGTCATTCTGGAATCAAATGATCTGGCTGCAACGGTATCAAGGCTGGAGCAAGGGCAGAGCAGCGCACACATACAAAGACAAGTTCGGTGTATGGCCGCGAGGTCTGGTCGATAACACGCCGGAGATGATGACCGCTGAAACGAAGTCGTTCATCGATAAGAAGATGCGCCAGTTCATGAAATCAATCGGGAAAAGATAATGGACTTCGTACAATTTGCCCGCAGTCACGGCATCATCATCAACGATCTGCCGCCCGTCGGAGTGTGGAAGCGGTATCCAACAGAGGATCACCCGCGCAAGCGCAACGGTGCAGTCAAGTACATGGGTACGCATGGGTTTGTACAGAATCATGCGCTGAGTACCATCACAAGTTTGTGGAAGCCTGACTCTTCTGACCGTCTGAACTCAGTAGATATGCGCTCGATCATCATCAGCCAAGCGCAAGCAGATCAGCAGCGCAAGAAGCTGGCGACAGAAGCGGTGAGCAAAGCGGTTCGGATGCTGAACGATAGCGGCTACCGTACTCATGCGTATCTGGAAGCGAAAGGCTTTCCCGATGAGCAAGGGTCGGTGCTGAACATTGAGAACAAGCCTGTCCTTCTGATCCCGATGCGGGTGGGCAAGTCGCTAGTCGGAGTCCAGCAGATTTGGGAAGATGGAACAAAGAAGTTTCTGTATGGTCAGCGCACCAGCGGCAGCACCTTCACGTTCGATAACAAGGGTCTGAACATAGTATGCGAGGGGTACGCTACTGCGCTCTCGGTTCGTGCGGCCATGAAACAGTTAAAGCGGCGGTACACAATTCACGTTTGCTTTAGTGCTGGCAACATGGTGCGCGTGGCCGAGGGGCTGGAGCAGGGGCTAGTGATTGCGGACAACGATGAGTCCGGCACAGGGCAGAAGGCGGCAGAGGAAATAGGCTGGCCGGTCTGGATGTCTGAGCTTGAGGGGGAAGATGCCAACGATACGATGCGCCGAGTAGGTCTGTTCGCGTTCTCGCAAAGTCTGACCCAATCAATGCTCCAAATCAGTAGTGCTAGGCATTACGAACGATAGGCCGCCGCCTGTATGGGGTTGGATCATGGCAAGCGACTGCATGATTTCAACTCCGAGCGACAGGCAGCGGTCGCCCTGTCCGGTGTAGTCGGTCACAACCCTGACCGAGCCATCGTCGGACTCGATCAGGTACAGGGTGAACATCATTTGATTTGTCATGCGGCGAGTGTATCCGATTGCGCCCACAACATAACGCGCACCAACATATCGGCCATGTTATCCATCTGTTCTTCTACCCACGCCTCGGGGTAGTTCTCGAACGGTTCCCACGCGGTCTTATCTTCGTAGTCTGCATAGAAGTGCATCTCTGCCATAGTCGCGGCAAGGTTTTGAATCTCCGGTAATGTTTTCATCGTCTGATCTCCTGTAAGGCGGTGGCTTTGCTTTGCTCTACTTGTGCCGCTGTTAGTCCGGCGGTCAACTGAATCGCTAATGCGGTCGCGCGCTGGCTCTGTTCATCGGTCGGCGCGCTGATTGCCAGCACTAAAGCATGGGTCAGGGCATCGGTCTGTGTCATCGTCTGATCTCCTTAAAAGTTCTTTGCAATTTGATTGAAGGCGCGCGCGTAGGCAAGCGCGTTGCGGTAGTCATCGCATCTCACCTTGTCGTGCAGATTTCCGTCTGGCCGATAGACCTTGACAGTCCAGAAGTGACGCACGTTATCGCCTTCTAATACTGTGTAGCTGCCATTGTCAAAAGTTTTAATCTTCATTGTCTGATCTCCTATCGGCTGGCGGGTAATCCTGCGCGGCGTGCGCGGGTGATTGCTATCTTGGCGGCGTGAATGCTCTTGAATCGCTGGCCGCAGAAGTGGTCTGAATCGTCGGTAACGTAGCAGTCTGAACCGGCAAAGCTGCCGTTGATATAGCTGCCGTTGTATCTAATTGTGTACATCGTCTGATCTCCTGTTAGCAATTGTGAAATTTGGAAACGTTTCCAAGTTTATAGTTTGATAATTGTCTGATTACCTAGTAGGTGACAGGCGCGCGTGTCATGTGTTGCATGGTACGTTGCGCGCGTGCCATCGTCAAGCGTCTGATCTACTGGGTGGCGGTGGCTTTGTTGATCGCGGCGCGTGCTGCCGCCAGCCAGTCGCAATTAGTTAGTCCGTCGTGCGTGGCCGATTGGTCTAGCTGTTCGCGTGCGACTAGATAGAGGTTTGTCAGCGCGTTTAATAGGTCGGGCGCGGCTGCTATTAATCGGGCGTGGTTTGCTTCCTGCGCGGCGGTGGCTTCACCCATGCTGTCGCAAATACATATCGGGGTTTCGTCGGCGGCGTATACGGCGCGCGAGATGGTGCGGCCTGTTTGCCACGGTGGCGGGGCGATATTCATTGGTCTGATCTCCTATTAATTGCCGAAAGCTAGAATTGGCAGGCGCATGGAGCGTTCCCGAATCCAAACCCAGTAATTCGAAAATGGAACATTGCAGCGCAAGCCTTCGCCGGTCGCAAGCTCGAATCCTTCTGGCGGCTGGCTGGAGTCGGCAACTAGAATTATTTCGCCGTTTTCCTTCTCTGTGCTTCGTCTGAAGTACAAGTAAAGCGGCTCATAAAATCCGTTGTTGGCGCGGTCTTGCGCTAATTTCTGTCCGGCTTCGGCGCAAGCGGTAACAATGTCATTAAATTGAGCGAATGGTTTCATGGGTCTGATCTCCTGTTAAGCGGTCAAGTGGGCGAAGGTGCGCGGCATGGTCTGCTCGATTTCAATCTCGATGCCGAGTGCGGCGATATCGCGCAAGGCATGGCGGGTGAGCGTTTTAGTTCCTGCTATGCGGGCGAATATCTGCGCGCGGTCGCAAGCTGGGTAGAATGTTTCAATCCCATAATTTTTGTCGCAGCGAATAGTGATTTTCATTTTGATAACTCCATTAGTTAAACCAGCGGCGGGCGATTGATGCGGACAATTCGCGGCGCGCGGTGCGTCTAATCTCATCGCCTGTTTTGCGGTCGGTTGGCAGGTCGGCGCGGAACCTATCCCACAGCGCAGAAGCTAAAACGGCGCAAGCGGCGCGGCGGTACTCGGTCGGCCAGTATTGGCCGGTGCAATAGTCAACGGCGTATCCTGAGTCCGTTTTAACGAGCGATAAGCGGCCAGAAAAGCTACTGCGCGCGGCTTCGAGCAAATCCTCGGCGGTGATGCTGTCGCGCCAGCTAACGGCTCGGAGCATTTCGCGGGCGTGATGCAGGTCGCGGGTGATGCTGCGGGATTCGCTGCGGTAAGCGGTCGGGCAACCATAATTACAGTATTCAAGCTGCGGGCGTTTTTGAATCCAGCGTGTGAGGGCTTCAATAATTTGGGTCTTTTCGTTTGGCATGGTCAACTCCGTTTAGTTTAGGTCTAGGGCGTGTTGCTGCGGATAATGCGCGTGGTTCGTGAAATAAAACCGCACGGTGTAGCAGTCGGCGTGCAGTCCGGATACAGCGTCAACGGCGAATTGTGATTCATCGTCGGCGGTGCTAATAGTCAAATCCGGCAGCGCGCAGAACGTCATCATGTATGCGTCAAGTTCGGCGGCTTCGGTGTCGGATAGTCCGGTGTAGTCGGCATTGATAAGCGCAGACAGATAATGTCCGGCGATGGTTTCTTCGTAATAGTCGTTTAAGCGGTGCATGGTCGGCTCCGGTTAGAAAAGAAAAAGCGCAAAGAAAAATGCCCACAAAAGCACAGCGCCGAAAGCGCCGATAAGCATTTCTAAAAGGGTTTGCATGGTGGCTCCAATGGTGGCCGAGCGCGGCGGCTCGGCCTTGTGGGTTAGTAGTCGAATTCATCCTCGAGGGCGGTAATGAGGCCGTCGAAGTCCTCGGAAGCGCCGAGCATTGATGCCAGCGCGAATACGGCCTCGCGCGGGTAATCCTCGGCGAGTGATTCGAGATACTCGCGGCGGTTGGCAAAACCTTCGGCTTGGTAGTCGTTCATAGTGGCGGCCTCTTATGGTTGATAGCGTGGCAGGTTGCGAATAAAAGTATTTTCCTGATAAACCTCGGAGTATTTGACAGGCTGTCCGGCGGCGGCTTTGGCGGCAGAAAAGCGGGAAAAATCACAATCTTCTTCAAGGTAAACAAGGTCGGCGCGTTGATATGAGTATTCGCTGATTGAGTGACGGATACCGAGCGCGTCAAGTTCAGCGCGGGGAACTTCTAGCCAGCCGTGGCCGGGGTCGGAAATAAAGCGGTAAGTCATGTTGGCGGCTCCTTATGGTTAGCGGTTATCTACTGCGGTTGCGGCGGCGGCTAGTAGGCTGCCGGTGAAAACAATTACAAGCCCCAGCGCGCCAGATTCCAGCGCGATCAGGCCAATACCTGAGAGCATGGTTACAAGTGCGAGAGTCCAGAAAAAGGCGGTGATAGTCATGATGGCGGTTCCTTTCAGGCTTTGAGTTGGCGGTAGAGTGCTTGCGCTTCGGTG